TTTGAAAGAAGACCGTGGCAGTGGCTTTACAGGAAATCCAATATTTACTGGTGGTATAAGTGATGATACAACACTAGAACAATTTGCCGCCGCACAAGATGCTTATGGCAGTGCGCTACAAGCACAGCAAGATGCACTAGCACGCAGTAGTGCGGCAGAAGCACAAGCCGCACAAAGCGCACTTGCAGCCGCACAAGCACGTGTAAAAGCATTAGAAGCACAATTGGCGGCAGATAGCGTTGTAGACCCTACTCTAACAAGCAGTGCAGAGGTTCAAGCCGCTAGTAGTGCCATAAATCAAAGTCGTGGTCAAGAGATTTCACCAACACGTGAGACACAGTTAAATGCTATAGATCAGCAATACAATGATTATCGCAGCAGCGGAACCGTTATTCAAAATAGCACAACTGCAAGTAATCCTGATAGACAAGCACAATTAGATCGTATTAATGATTCTTATACTGCAACAAGCAGTGGTAGTGGAACTGACGTAACTGCTCAAACACCAACTACTAATAATCAAAATATACAAAATTATAATCGTGACCGTTATACTGATGCAACAGAAGTTTCAAATGCACCATCAACTACAAATAATAGTGTAGCTGAAGATAATCCACAGAATGGTGCTACTACTGCGGCAACTGATACAAGAGTTTATACTGACCAACAAAAAAATAGCATGATGGGTCGTGGATTACCTGAAACAAATCCAAGTGGCACAGCTGCTGCAACAAATGGTAGCAATAGCGTAAGCATCTTAAAGAGTGGTAAAGCATATGATGAAGGTGTAAATGGTGGTAATCAAAGCACTGCCGCACCAACTGGTGGTAATGCTTCACGCACAAATAAATTACACAACTATGTCAATTACACTTATAGATTAAGTTTATATGCAATACCTAGAGAAACAGTAAACTCTATATTTGCAAGTAGCACTACACCAACAAATCAACAGATACTTGCAAACAGTGTTTGGATTTGTAGTGACAGTGGTCAAGGACAAAACAAACGTGATTCTAACTTTCCTGTTGATTTAACAATTGATAATCTTGAATTAGAAACTATTGTAAATTCTAATAGCAGTAGAACTCGTGCAACTGATGTAATCAAACTTAAGTTTGATATTATTGAACCATATACTGTTAATTTTCTTGGTAGACTTATGAAGTTAAGTGCCAATGTAAATCCAAATGGTAATTGGAGCACTATGTTCTTTGTTCTTAAAATAGAATTCATGGGATATACAGATAACGGTCAACCAATTATTCCTAGTGGTGGCGGTGATACAATTCCAAATACTACAAAGTTTATTCCATTTACAATGATTAACATGAAGTTTAATGTTACAAGTAGTGGTGGAAAATATCATATTGATGGCATTCCTGTTAATGCTCTTGCACTTACTGCACTTGATAATCAAATACCATTCCACGTTGAAGTAAGTGGACAAACCGTAAATGATTTGTTTAACGAAGGATTACAAAGTACAACTAAATCAACTGCTACTGGTGGCGCAGCAAGAGAACAAAATACTGTTACAACACAAAATACAGTTAATGGTAACAATACTACTGTAACTAAAGGTCTTGCAAAAGCACTTAATGCAAATGAAGAACAAAAGGTAAGTCAAAATACTCAAGGTAAACCAAACACTTATGCATTTGATTTTCAAGATCATTTACCAAGTGCAAAGATAGTTGACCCAGAACAATACTTTAAGATTCAAGGCGTGCCTGGCGTAAAAGGTAAAGACCAAAAAGAAATTGATCAAGGTAAAGTTGGTTCACTTGTAGCTGATTTACAAAAAGGTGTATTCCGTGCAAATCCAGGCACTCGTATAACAGATTTTATAAGCAGTGTTCTATCAGTAAGCACATATATGACAGACCAATATAAAGATGATGGCAGTAATAATACAGCACCACTTAAAACTTGGAAGATTACTCCTGTTGTTCAGTTTAACGATATTGATCCTAAAACAAATTTTTATGCACGTGATATAACTTATGTTGTACGAGAATATACAACGTATGGTCAAGATGCGCCTAACTTTGGTCAAGCACGTGTGCAAAATAATCGTATCGTGAAAACTTACAAATACATTTATAGTGGCAACAATCAAGATGTGCTAGATGCACAAATTGATTTCCAAATGGCATTCTTTGAATTAAAGAATGGTGTGCCAATGAACTATATTGATCGTGATGGTCTTACGCCTGGTGCAGCACAAGCACAAACTGTAAGTCAGGGTCCATCAACAATAAAGCGATTCTTTATGCCACGTTATCATTATACAAATGGTCTTGCTAATCGTCAAAACACTGGTCCAACCACTATTGATTTAAAAAGCATTGGTGTGCAGGAATTAATGGAAAAACTATTTGATAATCGTGGTGATATGATTACACTTGATATTACAATTGTTGGCGATCCAGATTGGATAAGTCAAGATTATCCACTTATGCATCCAACTCTTGTTGGAAATGATGCTTATTTGCAAAATGGCAGTATTAATTACAGCAATGCTGTTTATTTTAATTTTTATTTTGCAACACCTAATACAGATTATAATGATGTTACTGGTATATTTGATGATAGAAATAATTACAGCGAATTTAGTGGAATCTATCAAGTTGTAAGTGTAAAGAGTAATTTTAGCAATGGTAAGTTTACACAGAAATTAACTAACTTCCGTGTTCGTAATCAAGAAGAAGTTCAAAGCAGTGCTATACGAAACGATAGTGTAAATCCAAATGCTCCAACCTCAAGTAACAATGCAGGTGCAGCACCATTAGAAAAAGCTACTAATAGTATAACTATTCCACCTGATCCACGACTGAATATTCCAACAGGAACTAATGCACCATCTAATAATCAACCAACTTACAATGTCACTGATCCACGTGTAGGATTACCGCCACCAAGTAATAATTACAATGAAGACGCAGCTATACGAGATTACTATTTGGGAGTTAATTAATAATGACTTGGTTTACAGAACAAGAAACTAGTAAAACAGCACCAAATACAAAATCAGAAGCCTCTGCTGGTAATCGTATTAATCCTGGTCCATATATTGGTATTGTTAAAAACGTTGTTGATCCACTGTATAGTGGTAGGTTACAAGTTTATATTCCAGATTTAGGTGGTGATGAAACTGACCCTACTAGTTACAAGAATATGATGTATGCCACACCATTCTATGGTCGTACTAATATTCAAGATGGTAGTAGCTTTGCTGGTAGTCCACACAGCTATGGTATGTGGTTTGTGCCACCTGATATTGATAATAAAGTATTATGTATATTTGCTAATGGTGATCCTGCAAAAGGTTATTGGTTTGCTTGTATTCCTGATTGGCCAGCATTGCATATGTTACCTGGTATAGCTGCACCCGTTGATGGTAGTAGTCCTGCACCAGTAGTAGACCATTTTGATAATAAAGATAATCCAAGTAATTTATCTAATGTGCGAACACTTGACAGATATGTTCATGAATATCAACAGAAAGTTTGGGAAGATCAGGGATTATTACAAGACCCAGATCGTGGACCTGGTCGTAGTAGTGCACAGCGTGAAACACCAAGTGGTGTATTTGGTATATCTACACCTGGTCGTCCAATACTAGATGAAGACCCACAACTTTATCCTGACAATCTTGGCTTTACAAGCGGCGGCGTAAAACAAAAAACACCTGGTCAACTTAGTGGTGTAATGGGTCGCAAAGGCGGTCATACACTTGTTATGGATGATGGCGATGCTAAAGGCAATAACCAAATGTTCCGTATTCGCAGTGCCGCTGGTCATATGATATTAATGAATGATACCAAAGAGTTTCTTTATATCATTAACAGTAAAGGAACTGGTTGGATAGAAATGGATGCTAAAGGTAGCATTAATGTTTATGCTGAAAGCCAGATGAATATCTTTGCAAAAGATAGTTTTAGTCTTGAGTCACAGGGTGCTATAAAAATAAAAGGCAAGACAGTAGATATTCTTGCAGAAAATGGATTAAGTTTACAAGGTGCTGATGTTAATATATTAGGAAGCGGTAGCACAAAGATTGCAGGTAAACAAAGTTTACACCTACACAGTAAAAAGAATACCTATCTTACTGGTGAATCATGTATACAAATTAAAGCCGATGGTCACATTGATTTGAAAGGTAGTTGTCACACTATTAACACTGCTGATGCAACTAAAGCTACAGAAGCTAGTGAAGTTAAAAATAAACCTACAAATATGCCACAGCATGAACCAAGAAATAAAGGTGCAGGTAGTTTGACTGCAAGTCCAACGCCTAATGCTAAAAACAATGCAGCTACTAATCCAAATAATCCTTATGGTCAAGGTAATAACTTTGGCAGTGGCGGTGCACAACCAAATTATGGTCCACAAACAAATAACATTCAACCTGTTGTGTATAACAGTGGTCCACAAGGTAGCTTACAAGGTCAGGGTAGTGTTTATGGTGGTTACAGACCAGACAATTATAATGGTGGTGGTATAGATTGGACAGTGGCTGGTACTATCGCTGGTGCTATTGCTGGCATTGCATTTGGCGGTGGCAGTAGTTACAATGTAACTGGTGATGCTGATCCAAAATTAAGTGTTGGTGAAGCACAAAACAATCCAGGTAACTTGCCTTATAACAATACTGATACTTTTGCCGTGGGTTATAATAATAATCTTGCTGTATATGCAAAACCAGAGGCTGGTATTGCGGCACTTGCTTTAGCATTTGATGCACTTAATGTAGGTGTAAGCACACGTAGCATTGATATTATACAAGGTTTCTTAAATGCAAAGAGCAATGTAGATCCTAAAGTTATTGATATGACACGTTATATGCACAGCAATCTTGGAATTGTTGCTGATGATTATGTTGCACTATATGATCCTAATACACGTATTGGTTGGATTGCATATGCAATACAATATATCCAAGGGCGATTGATTTATAGTTATGACCAAGTTGTTACTGGTTGTGCAATGAGTCTTGGTATATCCGTGACAGACTTCTTGCAAGGTATACAACCTATAACGAAACCATGGCAAAATAATAATGGGTATAATCCGCTAAGTGGTTTTGTTAATCCTGCACAGAATAATAATATTGTTCAACGTGGTAGCAGTCCATTACAAACTATTGGCAGTGCAATTGGTGGTGGATTAATTGGTGGATTAATTGGTAGCTACATACAAGGTAATCAAAGAACAAATGTAGGTGGAATTGTTTCAATTACCAATGCAGACCAAGCACGCCGTTATCTTGAAGCTAATCCAAATACACCAAGTGGAACAGTATTCCAATATCCTGATGGCAGCACATTTACGCTTGGTGGTGGTAGTGTAACTTATGTTGATAATGGTGGTTATAATGTAACTAATGTTCAACAATATGGTGGACCAACAAATGAAGCTATAGGTGCTGATATTCGATTTGATGGTATTATTAATAATGGAACACAAGGCAGTGGTGGATGTGCTACATTAGCACAGACTTATGCACCTAATCTTGGTCATACAAGCACTTGGAGTGCTGGTGATAGTATTACTAATGGTAGTGCACAACCAGGTGATGTGTATGCAACATTTGCACCAGGTGGTAGTTACACAGGTCAAAGTGGCACATGTCATACAGTTATCTTTAACAATTACACTTATGATAATAATGGTAATATTAATGGTGCTTATGTTACTGAACAATATGTTGGTCAACCTCCACATACAGCTTTTTATAGCGCATTAAGAAATGACAAATATGAAGTATTCCAAAACTTTAAGCGTGTTCAAAGTGATACTGCACCAAGTGGTGCTAATGTTACGCAAACACAACAATATAGTAATGTTGCTGGTCAAAGAACACAACAAAGTTATGCACAAGATGGTAATCCAATTCCACAACCAAGAGACAATACACCAGTTGTAGAGACTTCTGATAGTCGTGATATGAAGTCAACAGCAGTGCGTTCGCCAATGAATCCTAATGATGCATTTGGTGATACTATTGCTAATCCAAAAGATACTGCAACAGGTCGTTATTATGATCCACGCACTGGAGAAGTAGTATCAACATACTCTTATAGTGGTGGTTCACCTGCTGGTGCAAATCCTGGTGATATAGCAACAGGTGGTTATGGTGCACCTGCACCAAAAACTGATTTCTATCCTGAAGATTTCTACAGTAGAACAGCAAAAGAATATGACACAATTTACGACCCAAGAACTAATGATGTTGTTCAAGTAGAAAAGCCATCACAGTCATCATATTACTATTATGATGATACACATCCTGCAAGTAGTTCAGTCTACAATCCATATGAAGATTCAGCTAATACTGAATTAAAGAATGTAACTCAAAGTTCAACATATTATGAACGTGATTATCTTGATCCAGGTCAAAATAGAAATAGTAATATAGTAAATGAAAGTAATTTTGATGCTGCAAGTGCGGCTAGTGGTGGATTTAAAGTTAATACAGATTCTAATTTAGGTATTGCTCCCCCAGATGCTGCTGATGCACCACTGGCTGTAGACAATTATCAAACTACATATGATGTTCGCACAGGTGAAGTTGTAACTGTTGGTAGTAGCGGTACAGCAGTTCAACAACAAACAATACCAAATATAAATGGTGTGCGTCCAGAATATGATCCAACAACAGGTAAATTAATTAATCAACCAATTACAGGTGCTAATAAACCACCTGGAACTGGTGGTGCAAACGGTGGACAAAAGACACCACAAGGAAGTTCACAAACAGGAGCAGGCGGTAAGTCCTGTTAAATATACACATGGCATTATACAAAGGCTACAGCAGCGTAAACAGAGATTTTGGTCCATTTGCAATAACTGATAATGATCTTATCATACAGGATTTGCTTAATCATTTAAACATACGCAAAGGTGAAAAGCTACACAATCCCAATTTTGGAACTATTATTTGGAACAGATTATTTGACCCACTTACACCAGCACTTAAGAATGAAATTAAAGCAGATTTAGATAGAATCATTTCATATGACCCACGTTTTACTGTAGTAAGTGATACGTTAGTCCAAGAAAGTCCAGATGGATATGGTTTGGTATTAAGTTTTAGTCTACAATTTAGTGGTGGAAATAAAATAGTAGACTTAAGTTTATTGTTTGATAAAAATAGCAGCAGACTTTACGTATTATAATAGTAGCATATTATTTTTAAAATAAATAATAAGAGGTTTTTAAATGGCTACTAATACTCGTCAAACCAATATATTTGCTGCTGAAGATTGGAAGAAAGTTTATACTACATTTTCCAATGCTGATTTCCAAAGCTATGACTTTGAAACACTACGCAAAGTTTTGGTTGATTACATCAAGACTTATTATGCAGAAGATTTCAACGATTTTATTGAAAGCAGTGAGTATGTAGCACTACTTGACCTAATTGCATTTATGGGACAGAGCGTTGCTTTCCGCACTGACCTCAATGCACGTGAAAACTTTCTTGAAACTGCAGAACGCCGTGATAGCGTCCTGAAACTAGCAAAACAATTAAATTATGTTCCAAACCGTAATCGTGCGGCTAATGGACTTCTTAAAATCAAGAGTGTTAATACTACTGAAAACATTTTTGATGTTAATGGTAGTAATTTAAGTCGTGTAACTGTTAACTGGAATGATGCAAATAATGCTGCTTGGGTAAGCCAGTTCACACAGATTCTTAATGCGGCTATTACTAAGTCTACAAAGATTGGTAAGCCATATGCAAGTAAGACTATTAATAACATTCGCACTGAACAATATAACATTGCAGTTCCAAATACTATACTACCAATCTTTGCTTTTAGCAGCACTATCAATGATGTTGCAACTAATTTTGAAATTGTAAGTGCAAACATTCTTAACACTGATACTATAAGTGAATATGAGCCAGGTAGCCGTGGACAATTTGGTATGATTTACCAAAATGATAGTCGTGGTAATGCATCTTCAAATACAGGTTACTTCTTATATTTTAAGCAAGGTAGTTTAAATAGCACAGATTTCTTGATTACAGAAAAGATTGCTAATCGTGTTATTGATATTGATGTAGCTAACATTAATAATAGCGACATTTGGATGTATGAAATTACCAATGGTGCTATCGGTAATAATTGGACACAGGTTCCATCAACTAGTAGCAGTAGTGCAATTTACAATTCTACAGCACGTGGTATAAGAACACTTTATAGTGTTAATACACGTATTAATGACCAAATTTCTTTAGTATTTGGTGATGGTAGTTTTGCGGATATTCCTATTGGTAACTATCGTGCTTATTACCGTGTATCTAATGGTTTAACTTATCGTATTACACCAAATGATTTAACTAATGTAACTGTTGCTGTGCCTTATATAAGTGGTAGTGGCAAACCAGAAACACTTACAATTACTGCAAGTCTACAGTATACTGTAAGCAATTCGTCACGTCGTGATTTAACAAATGAAATTAAGATTAAGGCACCACAGGCTTATTACAGTCAAAATCGCATGGTTAATGGTGAAGATTATAATACTTTCCCATATACAAGTTATAGTGATATTGTTAAAGTAAAATCCGTGAATCGTTATGCTAGTGGCGTGAGTCGTGGTTTAGATATTACTGACCCAACTGGCAAATATACTTCTACTGACTTGTATGCACGTGATGGCGCAATATATAAGAATCAATATAATCAATCACTAACCTTTACATATAATAGTCGTAATGATGTTATTAATGTTATTAATACACAAATCTTGCCAATTGTTCAAGATTTTCCAATGCGTCATTTCTATTTTGAAAATTATACACCAATTGATTTTGCTACACTACAACCAACCACTTGGGAACGTAGTACAGATGATACTACATCATCTACAGGTTTCTTTCTTGATCCTGCTGATACAACTAATACACCAGTTCAGATTGGTAATAGCACAACAACATATCGCAAATACTTACAAGTTGGTAGTTTAATTAAGTTTAGTGCACCGCCTGGTTATTATTTTGATGCTACAAATACACTTGTGCTAGGTAATCCAAGTTTAAGCAGTGACCGCACGTATGTGTGGGCAAGTATTCAAAGTATTACTGGCACTGGTGCTACTACTGTGTTGGTTGCTGGTCGTAATATTGGTGCTGTTACCATTAGTGAAAGTATTCCAACAGGTGCTATTATAACTTCAGTTTACACACCATTCACAACTAATTTCCAATTTACAACAATTAATACGATTGTAAACTATGTTTTGAACAAAACAGAATTTGCGCTAATTTATGACTATACT